ATACGCGGTGCTGCGGGTGCTACCACTGGTTCAGGTGTAGCTATAGCGTCAGATCAAAACGCGGGGCTTGGTTTCTTAACCGGCGCGCTTATGCCTACTGTTGGTTCAGCTACGTTTCGCACAGTGACAGATAAAGTTATTCTTCCTTTGTGGGAGCGTATATCCGGGCAACTTGGCGTTCAGCGCGCCGCAGCTATTTTTCGTTCTGCGTTAAACATGACTGTGCAAGAAGCACTTGCGCTCGCACATAGCGCGCAAGGAAATATGTCGTTTGCCAAAACGGTGGCACAAGCTGGCAAAAATGAGCCCGCGTTGCAAGCCCTGTTTAAAACGTCGGCTGAAGGCGCGGGTAAACATATTTATGCACCTCTTGAAAGTGCGGAAACGCAGGCGCAGCAAGATGTTTTAAACTCAATGGCTGGCGGGTCTACAGAGCGTGAAGCACGTAATGCCTTGCTTGAACAGCGCGGTACACTGGGTGAACAATACGCAGCTAAGGAAGCGGAAGCATTGCAACGTGCTAATTTGGGTGGTCAGCAAATTCCGCCGTTAGCTGCTGCAAGCCAGCGTTTGGAAAAAGAAGCCGCCGCCAAATCTGCTTTGGCTCGGCGCATGGTGCTTGGGGCTGATCGTGCTGAAACGCAGCTTGGTCAAATGGACGATTTGGGCGATCAGTTTAATCCAGAAGCAATTAATTTTCAGCGCGGTGCTGCCGCGTCTATGGGCCAGCGCGGGGAAACAGCAGCGCAAGAAGCCATTCGTCTTCGTGACGCAGCAGCGAATGCAAAGCAGCAGATTGCGAACCTAAACGCGCAAGGAATTCACGCGCTTGAGACGCAGCCGATTGTAGGACAAATTCGCGCTATGGCGTCTGCTGAAGGCGCAGGCCAAGTTCAGCGAAAAGCATTGGCCCATATTGCAGATGAAATCGAAAGCCACGGACCCATCATTCGCGCAGGTGATCTGGATGCTATTCGTCGCCAAGCTAACGTAGCTATCGCGCATCTTAATAAAGGTTTGGATGTCGGCAGCGTAAACCGCTACGCGTCTGAAGTGGTCGGACGGATTAAGCCACTCATCGACACCGCTATCGAAAACGCAGGCGGCGTAGGGTATAAAGAGGCTAAAACTGCTTTTGCTATGGGCGCAAAAGAAGGTGAGCGCCAAGCGTTTGCAAGTGATCTGGCGGGTATGTTTGAAAAAGGCGAGCAAGGGCAGCAGCAGTTTGCGAAAACTGTGCGCGGCGCGCGCGGCACTACAGGAACTGTAGAAGCGGCGTTCCCGCAAGGGGGCAAGCGTAACTTTGATATCCAAGAAATGATGGGTGTTTCCGGCGGCGCGCAGGGTCCCTCGCGTATGCCCGCGCTGGAGCATATCGCAAAAAATATTGACGTTAAAAATATGATGGCCGCGCAGGCTGGCGAAGGCGAAAACTTAGCTAAAAATCTTATGGCTAACCCACCACAAGAATTGGATATTTTCCATAAATTATCTCCTATAGGTATGGCAACTAGCGCGACAATGTCCGCGCTAAAGTTTGCCAGAATATTGTCTGACGCGGGGTTAAATACAAAAATTCAGCAGTCATTGGCAGAAGGCTTCCGCAACGGGAAAAGCGCCGCAGAATTATTGTTAACTATTCCCGCAGCAGACCGCGCGCAAGTTGCACGGCGTTTGGCAGATAGTGGGTATTTAAGCACCAAAGCAAGCGCGGGTATTTCTACAGCTAACCAACTTAATACGCCGCCACCGCAATATAGCGGAAGCTGGGGTTGGGACCCCAAGACACAAACCGCTGTTTGGGAACCAAATTAAGGACGTAATGACGTGACAACTATTGACCAGACCGAAGCCCGTTTGAACACTCATGAAGAGGTTTGTGCGTTGCGATATGACGGCATCTGCGCTCGTCTAAAGCGTTTGGAAAACGTCGGGCTAGCTGTAGCTGGCGCTATCATTATGATGCTGCTTAGTATTCTAGTGAAGATGAACTAATGGCTGCGCTTGGCCCCATCACCGCGCTGACGGTGCATTGCGCTGCCACGCCCGAAGGGCGTCACGTCAGCTACCAACAGATCACCGATTGGGACAAGGCCAAGTTTGGTCAGACCAGCTACCACTGGGTCATTGAACTGGACGGCTCCACGCACCGGACACTGCGCGATGACCAGAAGGGCGCACACGTCGGGGGTCATAACACAGGCAATATCGGCATTTGCTACATCGGCGGCGTCGATAAGAAGGGCAACCCCAAGGACACGCGGACGCCCATGCAAAAGAAGTCGCTCCTAACGCTCATTCGGACGTATAAGGATCGTCATCCGGGCTTGCTCATTCGCGGCCACCGCGATTGGCCCGGTGTCAATAAGGCTTGCCCCAGCTTCGATGTCGATGCTTGGCTAAACGAAACAGGAGACTAAACATGAAATTTCTCGAAGGTAAGAAGACCTACATCGTTGCCGCGCTCGCCGCAGCCGGTGCTGTCGCGCAGGCGTTTGGCTATGAAATCCCTCAGTTTGTCTGGGTGCTTCTGAGCGCCGCAGGACTTGGTGCAGTACGCCGCGCTATTCCATAGGCATCTGGTCTGCCTCACATAAGGATATTTTATGGGCGCTCCGATCTGTACAGACGAAGAGTTTATCCGCGCATGGGAACTTGGCGGCGGTAGCCCCAAGAAAGTAGCAAAAATTCTCGCCATAGGTGAGCGTCTTGTCTACTCCAAGCGCACCACACTAGCCCAACGCGGTATCATTCTGAAAAGCGTTCCGACGCACGGCTCATCCAAGTGGTCTGCTGACGACGCAGGCCGTGCCTACAAGCGCCAGATCGACCTCAACATCGACACAGGCTGTGCTATCGCCTTCTCTGACGCACACTTCTGGCCCAACCAGATGCGTACCGTTGCCAACGAGGCGCTCTTAATCCTGACCAAGGAACTGAAGCCCCGCACGATGTTTGCCAACGGCGACATCTTTGACGGCGCAGGCGTCAGCCGCCACGCACCACTGGGCTGGACTGAGTTGCCGTCCGTTAAGGAAGAACTTGAAGCGTGTCAGGATCGGATGGCGGAAATTGAAGATGTGATGCCAAAAGGCTGCACTAAGATTTGGAATGTCGGCAACCACGACGCCCGCTTTGACCGCGCGCTAGTGACAAACTCTGCCGAATACGAAGGCGTCCTCAACCGTCTAGATGAAAAGTTTGACCGCTGGGACTTCGCGTGGTCCACGATGGTCAACGAAAACGTGATGGTCAAGCACCGCTACCATAACGGTATCCATGCCACGTATAACAACACCTTGAAGTCAGGTCGCTCCATCGTCACCGGCCACCTGCATCGCCTCGCTGTGACGCCGTGGGCAGACTATAATGGCAGGCGCTACGGTGTGGACACAGGGACGCTGTCCAACCCGCACGGCCCGCAGTTCGATTACGCGGAGAACAACCCCAGCCCGCACACGTCTGGCTTCGCGGTCCTGTCGTTCAAGGACGGGATGCTTCTTCCGCCGGAACTGGTCGAGGTCATCAACGAGCGCGCGTACTTCCGTGGGCAGTGCGTCTACGACGGGACTACTGACGAATAACGCGCTCTAGATACCAAATCGCTTTGCGGTAATCTTCAGCCGCGTCGTTCTTATGGCCGGCGCGGCTGATGTATTTCAGGGCGTTGCCGACGCAGTAGCCTTCAAACTGCTCCGGCGTCATCTTGGCTTCAAGATAGTCAATCGTTTCGATCCCGCCGACCTTGTAATGGTCGGGGTTGATGGCGTCCTTCACGCGCTCAACTCCTTCATCAGTTCATCACGTTCACGGGCCATCCGCAGCATACAGTATCGCTGGTGCAGCCGCCGGGCGATGGCGGGGCGCTTGTGCTGCGCCTTCTCTTCTTCCAGCAGTCGCAAGGCGTCTGCTTCGGTCAATTCTTTCAGGCCCGCCGTTAGCGTCCGCCAGTGTATTCTATCCATGTCAGTTCCCCAAAATCTCTTGCGTTGACGCAGGGCTGTTCACGAACGACATTTTTACTTCGTCGCCCACGTTAAACTGCGCGCCGTGGATGATGACCGCCGCTGGCCTGTCGGCGTAATCCTTATCGTACCACGCGATCAGCCGCGCGCCTTTGCTGCCGACTGATCGGCAGATATATGTAAAAGGCTTAGTTTGCATCTTTCAATTCCTCTAGCGCAATGTCTGATATGGCGCGCTTGTCGTGCAGCGCCGCCCAGATGCGTTCATCAATCGTCTTCTCCGTCATCATGACGTAGACCCAAACGTCGTGCTTCTGACCGCCACGGTGCAGACGCCCAACGGCCTGTTCGTACAATTCCAGCGACCACGGCAGCGATAAGAACACCATGTGCTGCTGGCCTTGCAGGTTGATGCCGTGGCCGAAGGACTTCGGGTGCGCCGCCAGCAACGGTATCTCGCCACGGTTCCAGCGGGCGACGACATCAACGTCGTCTGCCGTCTGGATCAATGGGTAGCGGCGCTTTAGTTCCGACAACTCTTCCTGATAGCTGTACCAGATCAACGTATTAGTGTGCTGGTTCTCCTCCAGCAGTTCGTCCAGCCGGTCAAACTTGTGTGTGCTGAACCAATGCACCAGCACCGGCCCTTCGCGGTTGTACACGAACCCAGACGCCATCTGTTGCAGCTTTGTTGTCAGCGCGCCTGCGTTTTGGGCTATGACGCGGTCATCTGCAAACTTGGCGACAAAGTGCTTCTTCATCTCATCATACGGCGCGCGGTAGTCCAGCTTGCAGCGCAACTCGACCGTGTGGCACGGCGGTAACTTGTCGGCGTACTCGCCCGGCTCCAGCACGAATGTCGCGTCCTTGATGCGCGCCATGACCTTCGGCAGCGCGTCCGCCGCTGGCTCCCACTGGCCGAAGTCGCGGTTGATGCAGTGGAAATACTGCTGCAAGAACGCACCCTTAGACCGGCCCAGCAGCGACTGGTCAATGATCTTGCACTGGCCGAAGACATCCTCAAGCCCGTTTGACGTAAACGATCCGGTCAAGCCCCAGCGCACCTTGATGTTCTTAATCAGTTTTTCAATGGCCTTGAAGCGTTTGCCTGACGGGTTCTTTAGCCGCGTCAGTTCGTCAAACACGATGCCGTCGAACCGCGACAGGTCGGTCAGCTTTTGCAGGTTATCATAGTTGATGACCACGACATCGACATCGTTGTTCAGCGCGTCGTCCCTTTGCGCTGGCGTACCCACCGCCAACGCAACACTAAGCCTAGACCACTTCGGCGCTTCGATGGGCCACACCTCGACGCAGACGCGCTTGGGTGCCACGACCAGCCATCGTTTGACGACATTGTCTTCGGTCATCATCTGCATCGCTGCCAGCGTGATGGCCGTCTTGCCCGCGCCGACCGGCGCAAGAACCATAGCCGTGTCGTTCTCGTACAGAAAATTAGACGCGGCTATCTGATATGGTCTTAACTGAAACGGCTGCACCACAAATCCACCTCTTCCTTTGACCACAGACACGCATAATGCTGGCCCGTGTGGGCCATCTCTTCTGCAAATATCTCTTGCAGCGCCGACAGACGCCCGCCGGGCTTCTTCAGTTCCACGAACCACGCCTGCCCGTTAGGCATACAGGCGATGCGGTCGGCCACGCCCCGCTGCGTCACGCTGCGGAACTTGTACGACTTGCCACCCATTTGCTTAACGCGTTTAGCGAAATACGCCTCTATCTCTTTTTCAGTCATCAGTTTCGTCGTTGGCCGTTTCGACAAATATCGTCAGATCATCCAAAGGCCCGCTTGTCGCGTAAGGTGGAAAACTATAACCTGAAGCCTCGCTATCCGCGCTGTCGCAATTTAAAGTCGCCGCGCCTTGGCCCCGCAAAAATTTGGATATGGCATCCATTACCCGTGTTTTTCCGCCGCCGCGTTGCGCGGTAATTTTAATATGAACGTAATTAGGCATTTCAATTTCCTTTGTTTCGAGATGCCTTAGATACGCGGTCAAACTTTTTATCGCAACCCCTTGCGTTAGTTTTTGTTACGTGTATGGTGGGGGTCCAAACAATACAGTAAGGTACAGTAATGCAACATTCTAAGATTGTCGGCGGTTCGACCGCCAAGCGCGTCATCGCCTGCCCCGGCAGCGTGGCGCTGGTAGATAAGATGCCACCACAACCAAGCAGCAGCTACGCCGACGAAGGCACCCTGCTGCACGACACCATCGCGGACATCCTCGACGGCAAAGGTACGCCAGAAAGCTATCTGGGCCGCAAGCACAACGACATCGTGCTGACGCAAGACTTGATCGACGACAAGCTGACCGTCGCGTTGAAAGGGCTAATGGAAGTCGATCCTAATTTGGAGATGGAATATGCGGTCGAAAACAGGGTTGGCTTTGGCGATCTGTTACCTAACGTTTTTGGTTCCACCGATCTTATTGGCCGCATTGGTAGCCGCGCTGTTGTGCTGGATTGGAAATTTGGTTCTGGCGTTGCAGTCGAAGCCGAAGAGAACGCTCAGTTACTCTTTTATGCTGCGGCTGCTAGGCGAACGCCGGAAACGCAGTGGGTCTTTGACGGTGCAACAGAAGTCGAACTCGTCATCGTCCAGCCGCCCTATGTAAAGCGGTGGTTGACATCGCTTGACCGCGTCGATGCGTTTGAGAAGGAACTGGTCAAGGCCGTTAAGACAGCGATGAAGCCTAAAGCACCGCTGGCGTCAGGCGACCACTGCAAGTGGTGCGCCGCCAAGCCTGTCTGCCCCATCATGACGGGCGCTGTAGACCGCGCGTTGAAGGCGCAGATAGACGCGCTACCTATCGACCAGATCGGCCATTACCTTGACCAAATGCCGCAGATCGAAGCGTTCCTGAAAGACCTCCAGCAGTTGGCGCAGGGACTGATCGAAGAAGGCAAGGCCATTCCGGGATGGAAGCTGGTTAACAAGCGCGCTACACGCCAGTGGGTTGACGAAGACGTGGCTGAAGAGTGGATGACCAGCCAAGGCATCTACGCGCTGCAAGAGCCGAAGGTCTTGTCGCCTGCGATGGCGGAAAAGGCTTTGAAGAAAGCCAAGATAGAATTGCCGGATGACCTCGTGGTCTCCGTCTCAAGTGGTAGCACGTTGGCACCGGAGAGCGATCCCCGTCCATCAGTGTTGCAAATCGGCCACACGCTGTCAAAGGCGATGGCTAAAATCCAGTAACGTAAAATAAGGAATACACTAATGTCTAATATCACTGCTTTTTCTACCGCCGGTCTTCCGTCTGTCTCCTCGCTTTCATCCGCGCTGCGGTCGATTGAGACGGACGCAAGCGCATCTGGCATGGTCATCCTCAAGATGGATCGCACGGGCCATTGGGTTTTTGGTGCCGACCAGACTGAGGTTGAAGACAACAGCATCTGGGCCATCAATCCGTTTTCGTTCGTCCACGGGTACATCGCATGGGGCGAAGGCACTGTCTTGGCTGAGAAGATGGTCAGCGTTGCTGAACCGCTGCCGGAAGTCGATGCGCCGCCTTCGGGTGCCAAACGTGGCTGGGAAATGCAGATCGGCTTTACGCTGGCTTGCACGAACGGCGAAGACGAAGGCTTGCAGGCGCGCTACACGGCAACATCTGTCGGCGGTAAGAAGGCTGTTCAGGAACTTGCCACTGCCATCGCCGCGCAGGTGGACAAGGACCAGAACAAGCCTGTGCCAATGGTTGCGCTCAAGAAAGAGCATTACCAGCACAAGACTTACGGTCGCATCCACACGCCTGTGTTTGACGTTGTTGACTGGGCGTCGCTAAACGGCGATACTGCATCTGACGCAGCGGAGTTGGAAGTCGCCGCTGACGAACCCACGAGTGAAGAACCACGTCGTCGTCGTCGCGGGGCTTAATTAGGGGGCGCGAAAGCTGGGGTGGGAGGTTGTGGCTTCCGACCACCCCAGCGAGTAGCTGAAGAGTGAGGACTTCAATGCCTACATTATGGATCGACTTTGAGACGCGCAGCCGTTGCGACCTACGCAGCCGTGGCGTCTATAACTACGCGCAGAACATCAGCACCGAAGTGTTGTGTATGTCCTACGCTTTCGATGATGACGAAGTCAGGACGTGGACACCAGACCGTCCTTTCCCCGACGCCGTCCGCAACCACACAGGCCAGATCAGGGCGCACAACGCAGCCTTTGAGCGGCTGGTGTTTTGGTATGTGCTGGGCGTAAACTTCAAGCTGGAGCAGTTCTACTGCACCGCAGCACAGGCCCGCGCCAACTGTGCGCCGGGCGGTCTTGAAGACGTGGGCCGCTTCGCTGGCGCGTCTATGCGGAAAGATCATCGCGGGTCGCAACTTATCCGGCTGCTGTCGGTGCCGCAGGCAGACGGTGAGTTTCGCACAGACCCTAACCTGATGGCAGAGATGGTGGCCTATTGCGAACAGGATGTCCGTGCCATGCGGGCCATCGCGCAGGCGCAGCGTCCGTTGTCAGAAGATGAACTGCGCGACTACCACGTCAACGAGCGCATCAACGACCGTGGCCTGCTAGTTGACGTGCCCTTGTGCCAAGCCGCCATCAAATACGCTGGCGCTGAGATGGATGAGATACAAAAGATCGTCGCCGAAGTGACAGAGGGCCAGATCACAAGCGT